TCAACGGTGTCAAGAAGCTTAATAATTACATCAGCGTAAGTGTACTGAAACAGATCACTAAACGCTCCAAATGACGTTAATCCGGTCTTTGGAAGTGCCATCGTATTCTCCTATTAATTTGCGCCCTTTTGGCGGCGCAATAAGTCTTCTAAAAGATCTCCAGCTTCCTTCGCATTTTCAGGAGCTTTAGGGAGATCTTCAAATCCAGCAGAGGCAAACATATCGGGAAGCATGGCTTTTCTTTGAGCCTGATCACGACGTTTTTTATTTTCCTCTGCAACTTTTGATTCTAATTTGTTAAATTTCCCAACACGTTCTGTGGCAATTTTAAGAGCAATCTCTTTTACATCACCAACAGGCTGGTTTACCGCTTGCCGTCGTTTAACTTCATCCGCAGCATCAAGCATAATTAGTCGTTCAAAATCCATAATCCTAGAGGACTCTGGGTGTTTTTCTTTAAATGACTTTAAGGCTCTGTCTACTTCTCGACCAGCGGTTTGCTGAAGAGCGTCTGTTGCATATTGCTCAACCATTTGAATCCGAGGTTCAATTCTCTCAGATACCATTCTGCTGATAATGCTTTCTACGGAAGAGTTATCCAAAGAAGACCCATAAGGATCTACCGAGCTATCTTCTTGCGTATGGCTAGGAGAAGATGACTGCATCGACTCTAGTTGACCTTTCAGATAAGACTCACTTTGTTTTGCCTCTTCCATAGCTTTATAAGCCTGACTATAATAATTTGAAAGACGCCCATTTTCGTTTTTCATTTCTTTAATCTGGCTTTGCAATTCTGCAATTCTTTCTTCTGCTGTTTTACTCATTACCCTTCCCTAGTAGTATTATGGCGCATTACCCTCTACGCCTAGTTGACCTGTAAACCCTGAAGCTTCTGCCGGGACCATCGCTGGTCCTTTTTCTGCGCCTCCTAACATAGAGGCGATCTTATCCATTCCTCCTCCACCGCCTTGGGCGGCCGGAGGCATTTCACCTGGAGCTTGATTAGGAGCAATTGCAGTTTGATGTTGCTGCAATAGAGCTTCTAATTTTTTTTGTTGCTCTGGTGTGTAGTCTAGAAAAAACTTAGGATCTCTCATTGCTTCAAGCAATACACCAATATGTTTTTGGTGGTTCATCCATGGTTTAAAAAACGCTTCCTTGCCTTCCGTTATTCGCAGGATATTCAAAGAGGCCACGGCTTTATCTCCTGGCTCTTCAACGTCAGTAAGTCTTGCTGCAACAGGAGCGCCAAGCAAAAGTTCTACAATTGCATCTGTCCTTGGGTTGCTTTCTTTAAGCATCCCATTGGCGGCTAGTTGCATAATAGAGCTTCTAATTTGATTAGGGTATGACACCGCTGCTGAGCCCGGAACCATTCTAATATCAAGAAGGTTAAAGGGTGTCCCATCAAACGTATGGACAGCAGATTGTTGATCATTGCCCATTAAAGCAAACCGGAACCCAATGGGCAGGTGGTCTTGGCAAAGCCGAACAAGATGGGTCGCCTGGTGAGCTTGAGCGGCCTCAATCTCTTGCACTGTGGGGGCCATCGCAATTTGGTTTTCTTGCAGCAGCCTATCTAAGTAGGCTGCGCTATCGCCACGCGATGGAGTCGATCCGCCAACAGGAGAAGACGTAAGGCTCAGCGACTCCAAATCAGCCAACGCATCCTGTCTCATTTGAAACAAGTGCGGTGATATTTGGGGTGGAACCATAAAGGTAGGCTTCTCTTCACCATAAGGCACATACTCGTATATCTCACCAGCACGACCCTGAAAGTTTGTATCGTTAGACCCAGCAGGTTTAAGCATGGGTGGGTCAGCAGTTCTTTCTGCTGTTCTAATTTGAATGTGTTCAACTAGATCTAATCTTTTTTGCGCTTGTCTTAAAACATCAACAACACACAATCCCCAGCCACGGTCAGTAAACTGGCGATCTCTAAAAGTAGTGTGTGGATAGTCGTTATAAGGAAGCCCATCAACAAGTTTGATAATTTGATTGCCAGTATAGACACATCTAAACCCAGATCTAAACTCAAGTCCTTTTGCCTTAGCTGCCATTGGGGCATGGTAAAAGTCCCAAACTTCTACCATTTTTTGAGAGCCATCTTCAGAGCTTTCTCTTAAACCAAAAGTAGAATCTACTTCTCTGAAAAGAAACGCATCTTCAGGTTCATTTAAGGTCTCAATAGCCTTCATATCAATGTCAGGAAAATATATTTCCATTAAGTCGTATGGAATAAGGCGTCTTTCCGCATAATTCATGCACTGTTTAACATTTAAGTGTCTCCAGTGAGGATCTGGGAAAAAGTTAAAAGGATGCACTGAACGAAGTCTAGGAAGTCCAGTTTGGTAAGATATTGTTTTTAATTTTTTTTCTTCCATAAAAGGCATATCAACTAAAGAGGGTTGATTATAATCATCTATAGAAGGAACATTTAGTGTAGAGTACTCAGGATTTTCCCCAGAGTATGAGATTTCTTCAACAAACTCTCCAGAGTTTGGATCCCATTGGGTAGACCATATTCCATTNCCGAAGACCATCATGTTCATCATAGCGGCATGGTTTGAGTAAATAGAGTCTTTTTTCTCAGCAAAATGAATAATAAGACTATTGGCTACCAAAGCTTTTTTTCTAGAATCTCTTTCGTTTGACCCTGGGATACACTCAGGCATCATTCTTGGAGACACAAGCTTAGCGTGATATTTTCTTAACTTATCTTGAACTTGCGGATTGCTCGACTGAATTGAAGAGGAGTTGAACGCAATGGGTCTTTGAGTTCGTGGGTCGTAATCAATGTTAGTGTACCCTGCCGCAAAAGCGGCATTCTCATACCATCTGTACTCTAAAGGCTTTCTAGCATTTTGGTTTCTTTTTACGCATTTCTTAACGTAATCAAGAACTTTAAATTTATCGACCATTATCCAAATCCAAGTGGGCTTTGGACCCCGTATTGCGCCGCATAAGAATAGTCTTGGTCCCATCGTGGATCATGAAATGCTCCAGAGGCATAAGCGTCTATTAGGCTTGTGTCTAAAAAATCAGGGTCTTCCTCTTCCGCTTCAGCGTACAAAGCCGTAGGGTCTGGCCCAAAAGTACTTCCAATGCCACCACCAACACTAGCCCCAAGACCTGCTAGCGCAGGGACTGCAATGGGTGCAAAGGGTCCAGCTAAAAGGCCGAGTGCTCCAAGCCCAAGGCCTCCTATTAGAGATCCTCCTGCGGTTTGCAGCCGGGAGTCTCCTTGCTCATACCCCATAAAAACATCTGGATCTTTTTTAAACCCCATTTTATCTCCTACTACATCATTCCCTGATAAGGATTAAATGCCATAAGCGGAGCTTGTGGCGCACGAGCTTGTTGGTTTAACGGGTTATAGAGGGCCTGCTGTTGTGGTCGCCTCATTTGTTGCTGTCGAGATGCAAGCATTTGAGACACCGCTGGGAACTGCCCCATTGGAACTGGGGGTCTCCCCATAGGTCTTTGAGGCTGTTGAAAATTCCTAGCTCTAGGGGTTGGAAGCTGCGGCCTCATTTGCTGAGGTCTTTGCCGCATTCCTTGCGGCATCCCTGGCATTCCTCTTTGTTGCCGTTGCATTTGCTGTGGCATTTGCTGTGGCATTCGCTGTGGCATTCGCTGCGAAGTTGGTCTTCTTTGCATTGAAGGTTGGGCTTGTTGCTGTGGGCCCATTCCAGAAAACAATGCAATAAGCTGAGCGCCAATCTCTTGCCGCTCTTCTTCGGACAAAGAATCTAGTTGCTCTTCTGTCATGTCCATCCCAATAGCCATAATTTACCTCATCTTTGAATCCAATAATTTAACATAGCATTAGAACTTTGATTGCTCTTCTTTTTATTATTTGCCTTAACGGTCGCCCTAAGCTGGTCAAAAGTCAAGGGTTTTGCTTGAGCGACTTCAACCTTCTTACGGCACTTTAAACAAATGCCCCCGGCCACAACGGCGTGTGGGCATTCATACTTTTCTTCGGGGGGCTGGTACATCGCTTGGCCCATATATGGCAATTGCCTACTGGCATAAATACCAAGCATCAAACAGGTTACCTCATCGTCATGATACCTTTCACCAGTTATAGGGTCTGTTCCATCCATTGCTTCTGGCAACATCCTAGAGCTTTTTTTAACAAACACCTCTAACTCACGTAGCGTGTTTGGATTTTTAATAATGCACATGCCCTGTTTAAAAAAGGCAGTGGCAGAACTAACTGCCTCTGACTTACTTCGGCCAGTCATTCTCCAACCTAAATGTTTTGTTGGGGATTCGTTTTGTATGTTGTCAGTGTTTTTGCGTCTAAAGATTCGGTGCAATGGGTAGCACGACCGGAACAGGGCTAATGCTGCCGCTCCGCATGAGTTTACCTCCGGTATTTGCCAGGCCATGTTGTAGTAGGCCCCTAAAGCAATGGCTTCAGATGCAGACTCTTCCGGGTAGCATTTCTCTCTAAAATGAGCGACCTGCGTTAGCTGATCACCACGCTTATAGACATGGATAACATTATAGTCGCATTGGGCGCTTTGCCCTTCAGCGTAATCCGAAGAAACTATGTACTCCTCTCCAGGAATGGGGTCTTCATATATTTTAATGGGGCCAAAGCTTTCAGGCACAAACGTAAACATACCAGGGTCTACGGAATAAACCTCTTTGTTTACTTGGCTCATCATTGCGCCAGCATCTGGCTCTAGTGCCCTTCTTCCGCCTTTAGCTATTAGCTCGCCTCTTACTGGAGAAGGCTCATCCTTAATCCTATCGCCTTGCGTTGCAACTTGCCCCATATCAAAAATGGTAAGCGTAGAAGACATAAACGCTTCTCGCCAATGGGTAGGGTATTGGTTTTTAAATATCTTAGACTTACCATCACAACGATCTTGAATAGCCCAGCGTCTCCACTCAAGCCACCCCATAGGATGGAGCTTTTCATCTTCAGGCTCTTTGTTCCATCGGGGAACAATGTGGTTTGTCAGTAGTTCAAATTCATCGTCATCAAGGTTTAAAAGGGAGGAATACTTTTCAAGCCCTGTTCCGTCTTTTCTAGAATGGCATTGCACCCAGTCATAAAAAAGACCAGCGTTTTCAACAGTGGGCTCCTGCCAACACTGTTGTTCATCATCTAACCAAGAAATAAAAACAGGCTCAAACTCAGATCGCCCAGCTACTGCCTCTTCCCATAAACGAGAATAAGAGTCCCCACGACTCTCAGCAGTGGTATCAATTACAATAGCCCCTGTGTTTTTACGCACAGTTGGGAACATTTCTTTAATGATTGTGCTTTGATTTCGGTACTTTGCAAACTCTGAAAGCAACAAGTACTGTATCGTCGCTCCCGTCCGCGCAAGCGGCGTACGCTCTGTAAAAATAGAAAGGGTTGAGTTTAGACCACTGTTTGGCCTTTCTCCACCCCTTTCCCAGGCTAACACCTCTTCTTCCGGTATGTCCCTTCTGAACTCCATGGGTTCTTTAAAGGATCTAGATCTGCCCCATCGCTCGGGACGAAGCGTACTGGGGTAGTTGTTATGAAATATATGGTTTCTTCTGTGGATCTCAGCGGCCATATCATCTAGCTGGGCACCAATAACTACATTTGTGTTCTCAGTTAACGAGGCCTGCCTATAAGCATCCATGCAAAAGAAAGTTGTAGACCCAATCCGACGAGCTTTACACACAACAATACGCAAAAAGCCACGACCAAACCACTGTCTGTTTACGGCTTCAGCAAGGCGTTTTTGAACTCTTCGAAGTTTTACTTTAGCAATAGGCCCGTCTTCGGGAGCAATATGGAGAGGAGCTACGTTGTTTTCAGCAAAGAAAGAGATGTCAGCAAGACAATCCTTACGAAATTGCTTTATGTGCTCACTCTTCACTTCCATACATTTTTTCCAAAGCTGTAGGTAGGGACGTGTCCTCTTGTTTGCCCATTACCATAGGTCTAATGGCTTTATGCACTGGCTCTGAACAGACAAGACGACAAGCGTCCCTGAATCCATCTTTAAACTGTTTAGATGCCATAAGTCTATCTTTTGGTGATAAACTTTCGTCGCTCATGATCTCCGCTTCCACTTTAGAAGCAGCAAATGTGGCGGCCACAACAGCCCTCACAGAGACCCCGTGGTCTCTTTCCGCCTCCCAGGCAAGCCCAGCAAACATAGAGTCCACAGTGGACTGAGGAAGATTACCCAGCTTAATCCCAAGAGTAACGGTATCCAATGCTTCATCTTTCTTTTTAGTCATTAAGCTTCTAGGACCATTTGAACAATTAAA